AATTTCCTGATCTGCCACAAATGCTGCTTTATACTGATAATCGGCGATCAACAGAACTAACTGTGGAATCGACTTAATCTCAGGTATTAGTATGTCGTATATCTGTCTAAATATACCCTGAGGGTCAGTATCCACATTATTCGATACCCACTGTCTCATCTTCTTCCAATCCTTGTCCCTAAGGGCCTCTATAAGCTGCTTAGCGTTGATTTCCTGGAAGTTACTTAGTACACCCTCATCTATTTTCCCTGCCACAGAGTACCTCTGTAGCTCATTGATGACCCTCCTATAGTCAGGAAAATACTTCATTAGGAGCTCCGCTAACACCTTCTCAGAGTACTCAACCCCTTCATTATCCAGGATATAACCCATCCTTTGAAGGAACTTAGCAGCGAGCTGAGGGCGGTCTGAGGGGACTATTTTAAAGTCCACTACCGTCGTTCTACTATGTAACGGTGTTATAATTCTATTTATATAGTTACAAGTAAAGATAAACCTACAATTCGACGAAAACGTCTCTATGAACGCCCGTAGTGCCGGTTGGACACTTTCTCTGTTCAAATAGTCAGCCTCATCGAGTATTACTACCTTAGTTTTACCTTCAAAAGACACTGCTGATGCAAAGCTTCGTATTTTAGTTCTTAGAGTATCTATCTGTCTACCTTCATCTGAGCCATTAATAACTATATAGTCACAATCAAGTTCTTCGCACAATGCACGCGCGAGGGTTGTTTTACCGGTTCCTGCTGAACCAGTTAATAGTAAGTTGGGTATTTCTTTTTTAGCAATAAACTGCTGGAATGTAGTTTTTACATCTTCAGGTAATATACAGTCTTTTATTGTATGTGGGCGATATTTTTCAACCCATAAAAATTGTTCAGGATTCATGATTTACTTTTTTTGCTCCAAAATCTCTTTGATTTTTTTCCGCCGGAAAAGGGTCTAGCCAAATTTCTCCTTAACAGATGTCGTATCTGAGAAGTTCAGCTCTATATTAGTACCGACACTATCAAACTCGTCGGATATCACTGTTACTTCATTGACATTCATCTGTACCTCTTGTAATACATTTTCAGGTGTACTGACTTCATAAGGATCTCCTTCAGCATTATCTTGGAAACCTTCTTCAACAAATGACCTAACTATTGTGCCATCAACTACCACTGCTGCGTATCTCCAGGATCTCATTCCAAATCCTAAGTTATCTTTCCGAACATCCATGTTCATTTTAATTGTAAACTCGCCACTACCATCTGGTATCAGTTTAACGTTTACAATACCTTGTTTGGCTTTCCATTCTTCCATAACAAAAGAATCATTAACACTAACACAATAGATGTCGTCTATACCTAGTTGTCTAAACTCATTGTATAAAAGTTCAAATCCAGGAAGCTGTTGTCCTGAACAAGTAGGTGTAAATGCTCCAGGTAATCCAAAAACTATTACTGTCTTGTCTTTAAAAAGATCATCTGTTGTTATTGTAACCCACATCTCTCCTTTCGTTGCATGTGTGATTCTTTTATGGAATGTTGCTTGTGGAATCTCTGCTGGTAACTTACTCATCTGCTTCGTCTCTGTTAAAAATATCTAACTCACCCTTCATTACTTTTCTGACAAGCGATATTGCTGGGTTCGGGCGAGTAAAGATGTACTCTATTGTCTCACCAAACCTATTAAACTCAACGATCCATCCGTTAGTTGCCTCTCTCAGAGTTACCTCTAAATTATCTTCATTCATTAACTACTCCTATATTTGTGATGAACGTTCTAGTGCTAGCCAATATTTTAATTCGCCTTTACTACTTTCTAAGAACATAAATTTCTTCTGTGAAATCGTAACACTATAACTTAAAGGTATTACCTTAAAGTTTTCTATTGCTAGTCTAGCATCAAATTCTTTATCAGTTGTGCCTATTACTTGCCTAAAGCTGTTAGACTTAGGTGTACTAGGGTCACTAACTGTTACCACTACTTCCTTATCTTTACCAACCACACTCAACATAGGAGCTGCTGTAATAGCTGCTGCTTTTAATATCATGTCAACGTCGTCTTTAGTAAAGTCAAACTGGAAGAAGTTATCTACTTCAATACTTTTATCAGGTGCACTAACTATGATGTTAGGGTCTGCATAATAATATTCAAAAACAGATGTGCCTCTGCTAACTTTTAAACTTTCGTCTTGAAAGTCAACATCAGTATCTTCCATAAGGGTTAGTAATGAAAGCAAACTATTTAAATCATAGATTGCAAATTCTTTTGGGAAGCTCTCACCAATCTCAGCTCTAGCAAAAATATTTTTACCCGTGCTAATTGTGGATAGTGTGTTCCCTTGACGAACAAGAATGTTCGTATTGATTGTCGCAAAGTTCTTGAGTATGTCAAGTGTACCTGTGCTTATTTTCATAATATATTACTCCAAAGATTTATTCTTATATACTGCTTATTATAGACTCTATGGAACTTAGAGTCAACAGTTTAGAATACCAAAAGCCAAAAGATTATTGGCTATTAAGGTCATTATATAAATTCAAAACTAACAAATGACTGATGAATCTCCATCACTGTCTGTTAGTATTCCTGTTATTCCTCGTGCGATGCATTCAGCTACAACATAGTCTTTCGATGCAGTGTAATCAGGAATCGTATCTAAATCAGTAACAACAGCATCAACTTCAGCTTTGGAATCTGCTTCGATGTCTATTACCAAAACCAATTCATCTTCATCCCAAGTATAAGTTTTCGTAATGCCTGCCTCAGCCCATTTAGTTCTCCTCATTGTGTCTACATCAGAATAAGCGTCTGAAACTTTAGGTAACTCTACACCTGTATTAGGTCTAGTCCATGTTAATGTTCTTGTATATGCCATTTAAAACTCCAAAATTGTTAGGATATACATCTATTTATAAAGAAAAGGCCTGCTAAGCAGGCCGTAAGGTTGAATAAATCTAGTGATTATCGTGGACATGTAAAGCAATTAGTGCATAATGTAGGACCTTAAGTAAGTCTCCTCTGGCATCGTCTGGTTTTCCTTTCTTGCCATACCTTTGTGCATACTTTAAGATGTTTCCTATACAAAATCCGGTTCCATGTCCTCCGTCAATAATAAATTCAGTTGCCTGAAACTTATCTGAGGAGTAGTGTCCGTTGCCGTATGTTGCATCGATGTAACGACGGAGCTCGTCTATGAGCTCCCCTTCGTTAAACTTATAGTCTGGACTATTCGTCGTCGTAGTCTTCATGTATTTCCTGTTCAGAATCCTCAGTACCTTCTTCAAGTTCTACTGTTGGATCTACTTTGGTGTACAAATCGATGAATGCTGTTTTGGTATCATCATCGAACCTATTAACACAAAGTTGAACTGCTTTCTTTTTGTCTCCAAAAACTGCATAAGCGTTAACGATGTGCTCCAATCTACGTGTTGAAATTAGCTCATCAATAGCTCCTTCGTAGTAAGTTTTTCTTATTACGTCGGACCAAGTAACCAAGTGAGTTGCAAAACCTTCGTCTACATTGTTCACTCGTTCCATTTTCTTGATAACTATTTTCTTTTCCGTAGCCATTGTAGGGTACTCCTGCTCCACAGTTATTGCAAACCTTTCAAGGAATGCTTCGTCGAGTATGTTGGCACTTATGAATTTGCCATCATCTGATCCTCGACCCTTCGTATTGGCTGTTGCCACTATGTTGAAGCCGGGAGCAGGAGTTATGGTTTCGCCTGTCTTCTTGTTGAAATAGGGCTTCCCCTCAAGGATGGCTTGTAAGCACATCAGCTTGTTTGAACCCCTATCAATTTCATCAAGTATGAGAACAGCGCCCCGCTTCATCGCGGTGAGGACGGGCCCTTCTCTATAGACAACGTTACCATCAATTAAAGTATTGCCACCGATTAAATCATCCTCGTCGGTTTCAATACTAATGTTTACTCGTATGGCTTCTCTTTTAAGGGACGCACATACTTGTTCTGCCATTGTGGTTTTACCATTACCTGATAACCCACTAATGTATATTGGGTAAAACAAGTTACCTTGTAATACCTTCTTTAAATCTCTGTAAAAACCAAACGGTACGTAGGTTTT